TAAGTGATCGCCGGGGCGTTTGTGCCGGCTGCGAACGTTGCGCCGTCCTGCGGAACCGGAGGCTGCAGGGCGGTCTGCTTGAACGGCTCGGCTGGGTCCCGATAGGTGATCGGCGCGACCATGCCGTCGAGCAGATACCGTTTCACAACGCGGAAGTCACGGAGTTGCTTGATCCGGACCAACTGTTTCTGCACGATCGGCCACATGGAATAGTAGCCGTAGTACAGCCGATCCAAAACATCGACGAAGAGTGCTTGGTAATCCGTGCGCGCCATCGTCTCGCGCAGTCCGAGTTGGCGCCCGCCCGGATCGCCGTAGAGGCCCGGATAGCGCTCGGCCAAGTGCTGCACGAAGATTTCGCGCGTGGGCGACATCGCCTCGCGCATGAACATGGGCTCGATGCGTCCCTGGAGAGCATCGGCGTAGAGCCGTGCCGCCGCCATGATGCGCCGATTCCGCTGGCTCGATGCTTCGCGCGAGACGGCCGCGAATCCGCGCAATTCCGGACGACTCTCCAAGCCGCTGCCGAGTTCGTACGGCGTGCCGCTGAACTGGAGGCCCTGCCCGTTGGGGTTGATGGTTTGCGTTCGCATGTCGTTATCCTTGTAGCTGCACTAGTGCCGCAGTGTCGGTTGCGCCCGACAGAATTCCCACCCCGCTCGGGTCTAGACGCCCGAAAGGCTGGTCTCCGTCCGACGCCGAGATGGTGAGACCGGTGGTCATGTTCGTTGCACTATCGAACGTGCCGGTCGCAAAGAGCGGATCGCCGGGATTGATCGCCTCACCGACTGCGGGCGAGATCTGCGAGACGGCGATGACCGTCAAAGCGAACGTGCCATTGAACAGGAAGACCGTGCCGCCCGTCGCTGCGGAGTAGTCGTCGAGCGCCACGGCGGCCAGCGCACGGAGGTCGCCCGCCTCGCCGATGAGCACCGGATCTCCGGCCTTGATTGTCGTCGGGCACAGCGCGAAGCGCCGGCTGGTCGATGTGCCGGTGTAGACTTGATTCTTCATTGCTGCTCCTTCTCTGCCTTGGCCTTAACGTATGCGTCGGCAGCGTCCAGGATGGCTGCGGCACTCGCTACGAGATCGGCCGCCGATTCCGGTGTGTGCTTGTGCGTGCCGCTTCCCAGAACGGAGGCCATCATCGCTAACTGATCAACTTCCCTCACGAAACCCTCCCGAGCGCCGCGCGCTCCGCTTGCGCTTCAGGCAGGCCCAACTCCTGGAAGATGCTCGCGCCTTCTCGCAGGCTGCGCTTCAGCGCCTTGCGCTCCTGCTTCTCCAGCCGCGCTGCTTCCTTGGCGTCGATCTCAACGACACCCGGCAGTGATGCGCCCATGCCGGCCACGCGCCCGCCGCCGAGCAGCGAGGAGACGTAGCGGCCCTGTTCCTTCGCCGCGTTCTCCACGACGACCTTGAAGGCCGCGGAGTCGAGCGCGCCGTCTTTGATGGGCAGCGCCGAGCCGTCGCCGATGACTTCGCGCAGCACCTGCGCTTTGGCGACATCGGGCAGGCTCATCGACTCGAGGATCCGCGATGCCTCCACCTGGGCATCGCCCCGGAGTGCACGGCGTTCCAGCAGCGTTACCGTGCCAGCCTGGGGCGCCAGCGCTTCCCTGATGGCGGTCTTCACCGTGTCGGCCACGAATGTCTTGATTTCCGCTTCGGTCATATCCACCTCTTCGGGCAGGATTCCGGCGTCTCGCGCCGCTTCAGCCAGGGCGAGCCCGCCGCGCCCTGCCTTTGTCACGTAGTCCACGCTCTCGACGTAATCGATACTCGCCAGCTCCGGCTTGCCGTTGACCATCTTGCCGGAGCCTTTGCCGCCCGCTCGAATCGACAGGCCGATGTGCGGCGCCCGCTCTTCGACCTTCTCGGCGTAGTCGGCCATGACCTTTGCTTCGGCGTACAGGCCAGGCCCCTTGACGCCCGCCGCATCCCATCGCGCATCGCTGGTGGTGATGGCGGCCAGATTGTTCAGGTCGCCTTCCGGTCGGCTGGCCTCTTCCGCCGCGGTCGGGTGATTCCAGAACATCAGCGTGCCGGCTTTGAACTGCGGCGCCGCTGCTTCGAGCACGTTGGCCGGGTAATGCGCCGTCGTGCCGGTGCCTGGCGAAATGAGCTTGATCGGGTAGTTGGTACGCGACTCGCGCAGCGGGATCTCGGCCAGAAATTCACCAGCGGATTCCACGAGCTGCAACATGCCCGGTACCGTGCCGCGCGCCGCCTCGCTGGTCTTCTCCTGCGCCGACTTCGGCAACTTGTATCCCTTGCGCTTGGCGATCTTGATGATGTTCGAGCGGATGGTGCTCGACGAGTAGTTGTCGCTGCCCGCGCGCCCGAGCGAATGAAACGCCGCGTCGACGTCGGCCTGCGCCTTGATCGGGAAGGAGCGATTCTTGCCGGCGAAGTCCTCCGCGCCCATCGACTTGCGCTCACTCTTTGAGATGAACCGCTCGTACAGCGGCAGGCCGGTGTAAATATTCTCGGCCTTGAACGACTCTTCCATCGAGGCGTAATGGTCGGCTTCATCGGCTTCGGGCTCGTACACCGTCCGCGGCCGCACGCACTCGGCACCCTCGGTGTCAATCGTGCACGTCGCCGCCTGGCCCGCCGTCATGGACATCTCGTACGCCGCGCGCTTCGTCTCGCCGCCGCACGAATAAATTACGTCGCCGGATTCGCAATCGCCGAAGTGGTCAATGTAGTACGCCCAGGTGCCTGTGCCCTTGTAGGCGTCCTGGATGCAGTCGCGAAGGCAGTTCTCAATATCGTTGGCGCTGAGGTCGGTTGCGGCTTCCTGAAGCTGAACGGCGAGATGTAAAAACCCTGCGGATAATTTGAAGGCCATGGCCAGCGTCTGTCTTCGCGACGGTCGCTCGGTACAACCGGGATGATAACCCGCTTGTTTCGTAGGCGTCAAGCAAAGCGCGAAAAATCTTACTATGATAGGCGCATGGCAGAAACCGCTGAAGCAGTGGCCACGACCGTCAAACTTTGCTCAAAGTGCAGGCAGCATCCACGCGCCGACGAGGATGGGACGAACCCCTGGTGCCTTGAATGCCGCGCCGATTATAAGCGCGCTTACGAGGCAGGGAAGGCCGAGAAGATGAAGGACTTGGGATTCGTCAAGGGCGCCGAGGCGATGAAGACCGCGCTCCTCAATGGCGTGCGCGCCCAGCACCCTGGCCTGATGACAAACTATGCTGCCGTGGCGCAGTGGATCAGTGAGTTTCCGACGCCGCGGCATTGAGGCTTATTCGCACATGCCCGCTCCTGACGGGCAAACAAGCGTTTTATCGTCGTCGTAGAAGTCTTCGAATAGTGCCGGCGTTCGTTCCCTTGCTCCCTTGCCGGTGTGCGACCATCGCACCACGTCGTCAATCGTGCAAATGGCTACCTGGCGGCCGTCCTTCGTCGGAACCGTCCGCGATCTGAAGCGAGGGGGTACTGTTTTGGCATGGAAAAATGTCGAGATGCCGCGGCCAAAGTTCGGGTCTAACTCCTGCGAGCGCAACTCGTCGATACGTTCGGGGAAATGAATCGAGATCAGCTTAATTTCCGATTTGTTGCTGTTGATACATGGAAAGCAGCCTACGCGCTTAAACCCATAGCTATACAACTTGTTGAGCGGCACTCCGTACGTCTTGTGCATGGCAACGACCTGCTCAAGGCTCTTGCGCAAAAGCGGACGGTTCACGGTACAGCCGAACATGTCGTCAAAGCCGCGATCAACGAGTTTCGCTCTGTCGGCGCTTTCTCCGGCCCGTACGCCCGAATGTACGATAACTTCGTGGCCGTTGCGGATCAAAGACTGAACATCTTCACGAGTCGGAATCACTTTTAGGAACTGCGTACAGAACCTCGCCCTGCGGCTCGGGAAGCGGCCTTTCCACCGCGCCAATTCCATAAATCCGCGTTCGGGATGGAGTGTAACCACTGGCTGGCAACCATGTTTGACAACGTATTCCGAAAGCATCGCGACGTGTTCGTAAACGAACCGATGCTCGTTTTCGGTGTCGCAGAATGTGAATCGGATGGATTCGCGCGGCACGCCGCTTTCGTGGATCAGCCAGAGTGTGGTTCCGCTGGAATCCTTGCCGCCACTCAACCCACAGTAATTGATGACCATTCCCTAATTATAGCGCAATTGCGCAATCAAGCGTACACCCGCCGCACCGTATCCCGATAAACCACGCTGCACTCGCAGTTTGGATGCTGTGGCGGTTCGTCCACTGGCTCATCGCCGCCAGGGAAGAAGTCGCTCTCCTCGATTTCCCCCTCGTCGGAATTCTCGATGCAATCCTCACAGTTGCCCGATCGCCCACCCGGCCCGAGCACCCACCGCTTGAGTGTCACTTCCTCGTAGTAATACGCGCCGCGCGCCTCCAGCAATTCGGCGAGGTCTTCGGCCGCCGCGGTCAGTTCCGCTTCGAGCGCGGTCACCTCGGGCCGCGGCTGGACGAGCACCGCCTCCCCTTCGTCGCGCGCGATTACGCTCGGCGTTACGAGCCAGTGCAGGATGTCCGTCTCGCTGTCGATTTGCGCCACGGCGCCGTGAGGGAAGTGCACCAGCGCCGGTGATGCGCCGGTCATCATGGCGACGAGCTCCTGCACCAGCGGGCCATGCGTTACGGCAATGACGCACTCCGCGCCGGCTTCCTTGCCGATACGGATGATCTCTTCCCATGCCTGCTCGGGGTCGGCGTCCGGATCGAGCAGCCCTCGAGTGGCCTGCAAGCGGTCGACGCCCAGGCGGTCAGCGATGCGCTTCGCCGTCTGCCGGCTGCGCTTCATGTTGGATTCGATGACCACCTCGGGCTTGGTGGTCTGGTGCTTCAGCCAGCGGCCGACGAGCCGCGCCTGCGCCTTACCTGTGGATGTGAGTTCGCGCGTCGGGTCTTCCCGCGGGCCTGATTCGCTTTCTCCGTGGCGGCAGATGAGGATTTTCACTTGAACGCCACCTGCAAATTGTGCGCCATGATGTCCTTGATTTTCTCGCGGCTTTCGTCTATCGCCGGGCGCATATACGGCTGAGCGATCATGCCGGGCCAAGTCGGCGAGTACGGCCCAGGCCCAGCGCCTGCCGATGAAGCGCCCGCGATTCCTGTCCCAAATTCCACGTAGACATCGTAATCGGTATGCGGTCCAACGCGCCCCACTACGGTCTTGCCTGGCTCTTCCAGCGGATCGATGGTGATGGATGCCTGCAATGCGCCAGTATCCACCGGGCAAAGCTCTTTGGCGCGATCGCGGATCAGCTCCAGCGATTCCTGTACGCCCATCCGCACCGCTGGCGTTACGCGCGCCTCTACGAAGCGGCCCAGGTCGCTGCGCGGCCGGAAGGTGGCAGTCGCGCGGATCATTTGATCGTCGAGTACCGCATGATCCCTTCGGCCGCCACCCAGCAGGCAAGGCCGATAAGGGCAGTGCGGCTGAGCCATGGGTTCGCTGGCGGGGTCGGTGGCGCCGTAAATGCGGCGATCACCAGGAGCGCGAATGCAAAGCAGTAGAGAACTAATATCGGCATGGCTTGATCGTAGCCGCAACCGGGCGCGGCGTCCAGTGCATCACCCCGCCGAAGTCCAGCGGGCGCCATTCACAGCCGCAATCGGGACAGTGCCACACTTCGGAGCGCTGGAGTAGATTGCCGCCCTCTGGCGATGCGGCCCTCTCCAGGTGCTTACCGCAGCATTCATCAGCTTCCCACGTGTGTAGCATGGCCATTCCGGCTCACACCTTGGTCGCTCGCTCGAAGGCGCTATGCGAGTTGAGCGCAAAGGATTCCAGCCGATACCCTATTCCAACAGCATCGTAGCCTTGCGGGCAAGTCACGAACGAAGCAAATCCGC